TGGCATCCCGAGCACCCAGTCCAGAAACTCCTGACCCTTCTCCATCACCCAGTCTCGGACTTTACCCATGTTGTCGGAGATCGAGTTGAACATCGTCCAGGCGACACCGAACACCTTCGACGGGATCCCCTTGATGAAGCCGAGCACGACGCCGATCGCGCCGGACACGACCGTCTTGATCGCATCCCACGTCGACGACACGATCTCCTTGATGCCATCCCACGCCCGACCCCAATCGCCTTTGATCAACCCCATCACGACGTCGATGACACCCTGGATGAATCCGATCGCCGCTTCGATGACCCCCTTGATCGTGTCCCAGACGGTGCCGACGTAGGTGGCGATCGCGTCGAACACTTCGGTGGTGACCGCTGCGATCATGTCCCAGTGTTCGACGATGAACTCGACGATCGCCGTGACCGGGTCGATGATCGCCGCCTTGATGATCGCCCACACCGTCTCGACGTACAGGCTGACAGCGTCGAACACCGTCTCGATGATCGTCTGGATCGTCCCCCAGTTGTCGGAGATGAACTGAACGATGCCGCCGAACACGTCGACGATCACGGCAGCCGTTTCCTGCATGATGGGCCACACCGTGTCTCGGAAGAACGAGGCGACAGCGTCGACCGCCGAACGGAACCAGTCGACGTTCTGATACGCCCACACGGCTGCCGCACCGATCGCGGCGAGGGCCGCACCGAGCGCGATGAACGGCGCGGCGGCGACGATGGTGGCTGCCGCCGCCGCAGCAGCAGCGACAGCCCACGCGACGAACGCCGGAACCAGGATCGTCGCCACGGCGACACCGATCCCGATGAACGCCCCGATGACGACATCCTTGTTGTCACGCATCCATCCGAACACCGACTCGATCGCGTCTTGCACCTTCGGCCAATTGTCCTGCATGAACTTGACGACGTCACCGACTGCTTCGACGACGGCGTCGAACACCGGTTGACCCCAACGATCCCAGCCGTCACGGATCGCCTGGATCGCCTTCGGCAGATTCTCGGTGAACCAGGCGACGACGACCTCAACCTTCGGGCCGAGTTTGTCCATCGCCCTACCGATCGCGTCGAACACTTTCGTTGCGAGCGGTTGCAACCCGACGAGGACACGATTCTTCAACAACGTCCACTTCTCGGAGAACGACTCGGTGTCTTTCGCTGCGCCGTTGATCGTGTCCGCACCGTCGGTGATCGCACCCAACATGGCGTCGATCTCGAACTTGCCGCCCGCGATCGCGTCCGCCAGGTCCGGTCCGGCGCGCTGACCGAACAGTTCGATCGCCAACGCCGTCGCCTCAGTCCCAGGGCCGAGCGCAGTGATCTCGTCGACGACACGCCGGAACGTCGCCGGGACGTCCTCACCGGCCTTCGCCAACTTGCCGACACCGGCCTTCAACCCGGCGAACACCGTCTCAGTGTTCACACCTGTCTTGTTGAACTGTGCGAGCAACGCCAACGACTCGTCGAACCCGAACCCCAAGTTGCGGAGCGGTGCGCCGAACTGCACGACCGACGACGACAGCGAGTCGATGCCGATCCCCGAGTTCTGTGCCGCCCGATACAACTGGTCCATCGACGCCGCCTGGTCGCCGGTCGAGATCCCCCAGTCGCCGAACACGCGGGTGATGTTGTCGACGTTCGACGCCAAGTCCGTTTCGGTGAGCCGTGACAGGTTCAGCATTTGCGCCGCCAGGTCTTCGAGCGGTTGGCCGGTCAACCCGAGCCGGGTGTTCAAGTCGGCGATCGCGGTACCGGCGTCATCGAACGATGCGGGCACATCCTTCAGGACGTTCTTGAACGAGTCTTCCAACCCGGCGAGGGCGTCACCGGTCGCGCCGGTGCCGACCCTGATCTTGTCGAACTGCTTGTCGAAGTCCGACCCGATCTTGAACAGTGCCGCACCCGCAACGACCGCCGACGCACCGAGCGCCAGACCGATACCGGCAGCGGCCTTGCCGAACTTGCCGATCTTCGACTCCGAGTCCGACAGCGCCGACGACAGCGACTTGTTGTCGCCGAGAATCTTGACGTCGATGACACTCTTGCCTGCCACGTCAATTCTCCTCGTCGATCATCTGCGGTTCGCTCGCGCCTGCTGGCGTGCCCGCCATGATAGGTACTCGGAGGCGACGACGTAGAGATCTTCGTCGTCCATCAAAGCGTCGAGCGTTACCCCTGCACCGGATTCGACGGCGACGGCAACGATGTTCCAGAGGGCTGAGCCGTATCCAAAGGGCCGTCCACCTCGTCGTCGTCGTTGACGATCGCGCCGACCTCGACGACGGTGTCCAACCAGACGTCGAACTCGGCTGTCTGCTTCGAGGCGTGCCACGCCAACCAGTACAGATGTTCCATCGACACGTCGCTGCTCAATCGGACCGGATGATCCGGTGTCGAGAAGTGACGTTCGAACGCGACCTGTGTGCGCGGCAGTACCGGCACCTGTGTGCGTGTCCCATCGTCGACTTCGATGTCGAGCAGCAGTTTCATCCGACGCCTCCCTGTAGGCCGTTGTCCTTGATCAGCTTGTCGACGGCGTCCTCGTAGAGGGCGATGACTTCGTCACGTCGCTGGTCGAGCGCATCGTACAGGAAGGGTTGCGGGGCAATATTGTGGGCGGCCCAACCGAAGTGGATCGGACCTGCGTACGGGATCGCCGCCTTCCCGGCTCGGACGACACCGGCACCGGCCTGCCCGGTCGATCGGATCGACCCGGCGAGCCTGCCTGAACGGCGTGGCACGAACGTTCCCGCTGCCTGTTCGACGACGGCGGCAGCGTCGGCGTGAACCTTCTTCAGGTCGGCTGTACCCGAGTCGATCTGCTTGAGTGCTCGCCGTAGTTCCTTCGCGCCTTCGACCTCGATCGACGGCTTCGTCACGGTCAGGCTTCGGCGAACACCGGTGCGGCTTCGGTGATCACTTCGAGCGGGATGATCATCCGCTCACCGCGGGCGACCGACGTCATGAACGGCACAGCCGGAACACGGATCGAGAACGACGCCGACGGGTTCGTCGCCGTCACCGTCGAATCTTCCGGCTTGAGCACGACCGTCGTCAGCGTGTTCTCCAACGCTTCGAGCAGCGTCCACGCCTCGCCGGAGCCGTAGCCAATCTCGATCTCGGCGGCGAACGTCCAGTCCTGTTCGCAGAAGTTGATCCAGTCGCCCGGCTCCAGCGACACCGACCGTGCCTTGCACTGGTACTCGACGCTGTTGATCAGGATCGACGGCAGATAGACGCGCTTTGCACTCATGATTCCTCCGTTTGTGTTGTCGCCGACTCTTTGCGGGTACGGGCGGTGTCAGCCTTGACGAACTCGTCGCCGTGGTCGAGCACAACGAGCAGTGCGCGACCGTCGACGGGATCGCCAACATCGAAGTGTCTGCCGCCGACCGAGAACGGCCGGACCGCTTTGTACTTCGATGTGACTGCCATATCAGACTCCTATGTCCTGAACCGCGAGTATGTCACACGGACCGTGAGATACGACGCACCTGTGCCGTCGTTGAACACGAACGGGGCGAGCGTTTCGGTCGCTGCGATCTCGTCGCCGCCGACGTCGATCGGGGCGAGGTTCATCAGGATCGTCGACTGTGCGTCCAACCACTCGAACGAGTTGACGACATCGGCGGCACCGGCGATCAGGTAGACGTCGAGGCCGACGCTGACGTCACAGAACCCGCCGTCCTCGGTCTGCTTCCAGACGTCGGCGGGTGCGACGAACGCCGAATGGTGTGTCAGCGAAGCCGGACGGTACGGCGTCGACGACGTCACGTCGCAGGCGTCGCGGACGGCGTCAGCGATCGCCGTTTCGGCGCTCACACCACACCCATCCTGCGGTACGGGGCGATCAGGGCGAGGTAGTCGGAGTCGGTCGTGCGGATCGACTGTGTCGCTTCGCCACCGAACGATTGCACACCGAACGGTGCGGCCTGCATCCGTTGCATCAGCCGGGTCGCGAGGATCGAGCACGCCTGGTTGATCGCAGCCGGAACCTCAGGCCAGCCCCAGACGCCGTCGATCTGGATGACGTTGCGTCGGGTGCCGGTCGGCCAATACCGAGACAGCAACGTGACGAACTCGTACGGCCACACTGATCGGGCGCCGTTGTCGTCGAGGTAGGTGTCGGCGTGCCACTTGTCGAGTTCGTAGTCGGCGGCGACCAGCACCGTTTCGTAGACGCCGTCGTTGTTGTCGTCGACGCTGATCGACGTCAACGAGATCAGATCAGGGATGTCCAACCGGCTTTGCGCGATGTCGCGAGGGCGAGGCAACGTCTTCGTCACCGGGGCCAACACGGTGCCGGTCGTGTCGAAGTGTCGGTGGCAGTCCTCGTCGATCGCAGCGGTCGCCGCTTCGATGGCGTCGCCGACGTTGATGGTGGTGGCGTCGGTCAGCGTGTCGGTTCGACCCATGCGGGTGAGCACTTCGTTGCGTGTGCAGTATCCCATTCTCAGATCCTCTCCGGCTTGCGGAACCAGGCGACGTGAAGCACCGCCGCCAATGGTAGCCAG